CGGGGCGCAAAATCTTACGACCATAAAGGTGCATACCACGCACGATGTCAGCAAAGCTATCTGGATCACGATAGGTTTCTGTCTTGGTGATTTGCTGAGCAGTTGCAACAGCAGAGTCGTGACCAGCAACAATCACACCAAAGTCAGTATTCTGGTTAGCAGTACCAGTGGTACCGGGGCCAGTGCCAACTTTAGGCAGGTTGTTAGACACATAGATTTTAAAGCCATGCAGATTGTTTATGATCAGACCATTTTGCAAACCAGCACCACCGAAGTCACCATTCAGCAAACGGCTGTCTTCGTCTTTCAGCAACTCGACAAACACGGGGTCAACGACCAACCAGCGACCTTGTGTGTCAACAAACTGTTGATCAAGCAAACGACCCATACGAGCAACCACCATCAAAGGAGAGGCCGTAGCGGTGGGCATAGCTGTAGCGCCGGGAAGACGAGCAGCCAAGGGGATGGAGTGATCACCAGCAGAAGCTGTGGTGATGTTACCAAAGTTACTTTTCTTCAACACCATAGTTGCCAACAGTTCGTTGGAACCTGCCTCAGACAAAGCCTTGGTGCCGGGGAAAGTGGTACGAGCCGTGCCAGCATTTGCATGCTTAGCGGACTGCTGGAAACCAGACAAGTAACCCAACACATCTTGGTCATACTGGTCACGCAAGCGATAAGCTGCACGATCAGAGGCCATCTGCATGAAGTTCACATGGGAGTGAGCAGCCTCAATGTCATCAATCTTGAAGGCGTAGTAGTTAGCCTGATCAACAACAAGGGTGAAGTCTTCGTCATTCAGGTCTTGTGCAGTGATTTGTGTACCACGGGCATAAGACTGAACAGAAACCTCAGGCTCTTTGATGATTTTAACAGAGTCGCCCATGTTGGCAATCTCGCCAAAATAGTCGCTGTTAGTAATAGCTTCAACTGTTGAAGACTTACGGAAAGCAAGCTGAACTTGCTTGGAATAGATTACGGGACTAAAGTTCCCATTGGGTAGGTTGTTATATCCTACTGCTTTCGGAAATGCCATGATTTATCCTCCTAGAGATATTGATAGGGCATATAATTAAATACGCTCACACAACTACAGAGGCTGACATTATTAGGTGTGTATCAGTGACAAGTGCCCTCATCATCAATACAGGCTAATAAACTTACAGGTAATTCTGACAGTTTACTTGCTTTGCGTTACGAGTTTTCTAGTTTTGATTAAAGGTGGTCATTGCATATGACGGCTTTAATCGGTTTAGAACAAGACCACCAGAGTGGCCTTTGTTCAAAGTTATAACATGATTGATCTATTTGTCAACACTTAGTTGTAAACTAATGGTAATTGACTTATAGATCAACTATTAACGAGCGTTACCACTTAAATCGTATACAAACTTACCAGATTTAATTGCTTTACCAATGTCTTCCTGATACTTTTCATATTCCAGTGTAGACATCTTAGCCACCTGTGATTCATAAATCACGCCGTCTTTGTCTTCACCAGAAGGAGCAGATCTACCACCCCTAGTATTAATACTTTGTGCTGCATCTCTGTTGCTTGTGCTCCTCTTTGTAGCAATCTTCTTGTCTGCTTTGTACAGATCAATGGCTCTAGCTGCTGCTCTAGCGTCTGTATCATTCTCATACAAGGCTTGCTGCACCCACTTAGGCTGCTCATCCACCCAGTTATGGAACTCATCATCATCTCTAATCTGGTCAAAATCGGGATGCAGACGCAGCAACTCAGCCTCAGCTTCGTCTTTAGCTGTAGAAGCTTCACGCTCATCCAACGATTTAAGGCGTTGGTCAAGAGCTTCTGTTTGTTCTTTGGCCTTCTTGATGGCAATTGTTTCTACAATTTTTGCCACATCAGGATATTGTTTTGCCCATTCAGCCAGTTCTTCTTCTGACTTAGGCATCTTAATTTGATTGCTGGTGCTCTTTTCAAGCTGTTGCTTTAACTCATCAACTTGTTTTTGAAGCTGAGTTTGTTGTTGCTGGGAGTGCCTACGCAAATCTCCATAACGCTTTTTAAAGCTACGCTCTTCTGCATTTTCTGGCTCAGCTTCTGGAGCTTTCTCCTCATCTTTATTCTCTTCTTGAAGAGCCTTAAGCTCAGCTTCTTCTTGTTCAATCTTCTCTTGATTAGCATTTCGTTTGCTAAAACCAGAATAAACTTTAACTTCTTCTTTTTTATCTAGAACAACTTCGGACATATAAACCTTTTTAAGTTGGGGCTAATTGTAAGCCAGCCAATGCTGGGGAATTAAGTAGCCAATGATGGTGGGTATATTATTTAGTATCTGTCCTGCCCACCACAGGAGGAGATATCTTTATTATATCTTACTTCTTCTTACGCTTAGCCAGCCCACCTCTAGCCATACCCATTGTGGGTGTCTCCATACCCATTTTGGGTGGCTCTGCTGGTGGCATAGTTGTTGGTTGTGAGTCTGGAGATATGCCAAGCATACCAGCCAGATTATTATTCAACTGACTTTCGTTAAAGACAAAAGGCTCTGGCGTTGGTACAGCAGGCATTGCTGGCATAGCTGGTCTAGCAAAAGATACATCACCGCCGTAGGCATATTGCTGCTCTTCTTCTGGCTCTCCCATAATCTCATCGATGGTGGAGGAAAACTGTTCGTCTTCCATTGGTGCTTCTGGGTTTTCCACTTCTTCGGCATTGCCCATCTGACCAATCTCTTCCATTCTCTTCAAGCCTTTCTTAGCTTGATCTCTCATCTTCATCAAACGCTCAAGGCCAATATAACGCACCACATCAGCAGGGAAAATAAACTCGCCCTCACTTAGTTGTGCAGGAATATCATCCCTCACTTCTTCTTGCATAGCACCGGGAGGAACTTGGTTGCCGCTGACAGGATCAACTGTATTTCCTTCATCTGGCATGCCGCCTTCTGCCAGAAGTTTTTGTGTTTCATTGCTGAGCATTTATCTCATCCTTTAAATATTTAAGTCTACGCAGAGCACTAATGGCTCCTTGAGATTGGTAAATATCTTGAACATCTTTAGACTGTTCAAGCTTTTTATGCTGACTATCAATCTCATTGTCTAACATTTCCACAAAAGCATCCCACTGTAAATTGTTATTTACTAATGGTTTAAGCTTGGGGAGGTACGGCTTGTTGCTCATTTCCACTAAATCCTTGCATCTCTGGTGAAGGCGGTGCGCCAACACCAATGTTACCACCGCCACCACCTGTCATATCAGCTACACCGGGAGGCCCAGCAACGCCTTGTGGGGGCTGTCCACCAGCGGCAGGGGCAGGGGCAGGCTGTGTCTGTTGCAACAACACTGCTTGACGCATAGCCTCATCCATGTTGTTAGTCACCTTCTCTGGATCTAAGTCCATGCTCTTTGCAATTTCTCTGATGATGTAAGGAAACTTAGCAAAGGGCATTAGTGCTGGAGAACTGGCAATCTGCAAGAACTGCATCAAGCGTTGGCTTCTCACTTCATTAGCCATCAAGCTCTCTGTGCCTTTAGCTGTAACTTCCAAGTCTCCTTTGATTTCTTTATCAAAGTCAAACTGCATATTGAAGTTGAAGAAGGCTTGACCAATGGGGCCAAGGAGGTAGTCATCCAGATTTTTAATAACTGTCTTGATACTTCCACTAGCAGCATTCATCAACATGCTGATGCCACTAGCTGTTCTACCTACACCAGATATTCCTGTCTGTCCATGAGAGAACGAAGGCATACCAGTTGATTCATCAGCAAGCTGTCTTGCTTTATCAAACAGTTGCATATTTTCTGCTGCCACATTTGGAAACTTGGTTCCAAACAGAGCTTGACCGGGAGCACCACCTTGTCTTCTAAACACTTTACCGGGATAGACAGATAAGTCTTGTCCCGGCACTAAGTTTGTCTCATCAATTTCAAAGACAAGGTTTCCAGATAAGACCCCATTATCCACAGCCATACGCATAAAACCATTCATTAGGGTTTGGGTGTCGTCCATATTTTCGGCAACACCGACACCTGCTAGAGAGTAGGGGTTTAATTCGTAAGGCACAGCATAATAGGGAATCTTTGCAGGCTTGAATGGATTGAGAACAAGCCTCAATATTTTTCCATTGCAATACCAAATGTTTGCTTGGAGTTCTCCAGCATTGAGCATGTCATCAGGAATGATGATGTCATTCTCTTGGAGCAATTCAATATCTACATTGCCCCAATATTCCAACACTTCAAAACGCTCAACACCAAAGTTGGGAGCATAGTCTCTTAGATCGTCTTCCCAATATTTCTTGGTGTATGTCTCACCTTCATCAATGAGTTGGTCAATAACATTGCCTCTGAAATATGGGCGCTGTTTCAAAGCACGAAGCTTTGTCTTGCTCATCTTGTGTCGCTCAATAACATACTGACACTCATCAGTGTTGTTGGCATCAGGATCCCAATAGAAGTTCCAGAGAGAAACATGGGCAGCTTCTGGCACTGTCTTAATCAGAGGACTATATGTACCATCTTCACCCCAATTGGCATATTCCTTATTGGTGGCAAACGGCCCCTTCATAACACCAGTGCCAAACAGAGCCATCTCAAAGGCTGTAGAACGCAGATGCTTAGAAGCACCTGTTTCATCTAGTTGGTCATGTATCTTCTTCTCCATCTTCTTAGCCGCCACCATAGCAGGACTAAAGGTCATGGAAGTAGGGGTTTGTCCCGGCCCTTCTTTCAAGTTGGGCAGGTCTTTGAGATCGTCTTTCAAAGACCCCAACAGTTCTTCAAGCTTGTCTAAGTTGAAGTCTTGGGGAATGCTGGCACCGCCTGCTTCACCATAGGGGATCTCTGTTGGGCCTGTTTTAGGAGAAGGTGTTCCTTTGGGATCGGAGCTAACACTATCTACCACACCATCAGGCAACACTGTAGGGTCAACAGACAGGGGAAACTTGTTATTAGAAAATAACACATCTGTTATTTGTCCATAAGCCGCCAGTGTTTTAGTCTTGGTTACTTTAATAAACACTCTCGACTTCTCAGTCTCAGTAAATTGAACATCTGGCCCATAGAGTCCTCTGTAGTTTCTATAGGCTCTCAGCCAGCGTGTCTCATCCTTACGCCTGCTCTCTTCAGATCTTGTATATCTTTCGTTGATATAACTGACAAGGCCATCAACAGACACCCCAGCATCTTCTTTATTCTTTACATCGTCTAAAGCTAGGGTTTTGTCACCAAGCATAGGTTTCATCTCTGCCATATTGTTCCTTAATAGCCAAACACAGGATCGGCTGTTTTAACACCTGTTCTACCACTGGTAGCGGGATTATAATCAAACACACTACTACGGGGTCTACTCATAACGCCGTATCTAATAGCATCATACAGGTGGTCTTCACCCTTAGTATCTACATCCTCTGGGTTTTTCTTGTCCAGAGGTATGATTGGTAGCTGGGCAATTGTATTTGTGCAGTTGCTGGTTATAATCATTCTTGGTTGTTCTGTAAATGGGTCATTTTGTAAGCGTCTATGTAGCTCATTCTTACCAGACACCCTACTTCCAGCACTTCTATCTGCTGGCCTCCACCTACAGCCCTCCATAATCATCTGTTCTGCTAGCGATGGGCCTGTATCCCCTCTCTTATGCCAGCAACTACTGTCCAACACACCATATCTAATGCCACCATCGTTAGCTTCTGCCTGCAATATCATGTGTGCAAGGTCTTTTGCCAGCACTTTGCTAACATATAGCTCACGATATAGGACAAGTTGCTCACTAGGGGTGACAGCAAACCATACAACAGCACTAAAACTACCATATCCATAGTCACACGCCCTAAATTTAACCCAGTTTTTGGGTATTTCAAAGCTATTCACCACATGAACAGCCCTATTAAACTCAGGGAAGGCTGCTCCTTCCGCAATATCCCAGTTTCCTTCAAGCAATTGCTTGCGTTGATGCTCAGGAAGAGACAACAACATGGTTTCGTAGTCGCCACTATCAGCTAGAT